GGTATCATCTTCCTCGGACTCGTCAAACGAGACCCGAAAGCCGTAGTCGGGTAACTGCCCGGCAAGCGTAGCACTGACTACTCGCGTCACGTCTACTTCTAGGTCCTCGGTTCCATCGATAAACGTTTGTGACGTAGAAAGGCTGACCACACCAGCACCAAGGTTGCCGGTCGAGATGACGTCAATGTTAGTTGCACCGAGTAGGCCTTTCGCGTTGGCACCCGAGGCGAACCAAGTAACAGGGGAACCGCCAGAGTACGACGCGGTAAGGAAGTTCACGACATCGGAATCCTGGTAGAAGACGACGTCTCGACCGCGACCCTCATCCCACGATTGAGATAGCGGATAGACCTTGACTGTGAAGTTGCGTGGAGTCGTTTGCCCGCCGTATACGTCGTGCAGCTTGAGCTTGACATTGAATGTGGGCGACGAGATGTCAATTGTACCGCTGGTATATGCGCGTCGGAGTGGGTCGAGGTCAAAATGAACAAGCAGACGAGTGAGTTCGCAAAGAGATGCACTGCCTGACTTGTTCAACCCGTATAGCTTGTACAAATCAAGAGTTCCACTTTCGCCCGTATTTGCATCTGTTCGATGTGATCCCTTGATGATCCTATCCGTGATATACGCGTCTTTGTCTGCTTTAATCGAACGATACACGGTTGCCTCGTTTGAACTGCTGATTGGTTACTCGTAGCAGTCGTAAGTGGTTGGCAACAAACCATTCATCTCGGCAAGTTTTCAACCTGCGAACGGTTTGTTTTTGATACTCGCGAACGTTGACGATCATACGGCACGTCCCACGATATCCTGATCAGGATATTTCAATTCATAAATTCCGCCCGGCGGCGGTAGAATAACACCACGATTAGTAAAGTTTTGGATGTCGTGATAAATTTCGCTGTAATCACGACCATCAACTCGGTTTGTTAAGTTTTCGATCTTTACGAAGTTAACGGCAGTCACGCCATTTGTGTTGTAGATGAGATTATCAATATCAGACAACACAATGGGCTGATCAATATGGAAGTTTTGAATATTAAAGAAGCGTCTTAGTTTTGCGTTTATTTGTTGCAATACAGTCTTCTTATTCATTGCGAGATCCACAGTTACCTCGTATGTCAACTTCACATTCACAATAGCGGCATCAACGATGTCAATTGCGTCCGAGATCATACGATAACTGTTCAGATATACACGAAGGTTATCTTTTAAAGCATCGGTAGCAAAATCAAGTTGTTCATCCGCATCCTTGCATATGACATACAGTTGCGTAGAGAGTGGATTGTTTGGAGTTGCTCGAGCTGCGGCGCGAAAAACACGACCAAAATCGGCTGGCATAGTGTAAACGCGTGACAGCAAATCTGGCTTTGTAACGATGCGCGATTGTGCGCCTTTCGCAAGCGGAATGAATTCCTTGAGTTCGTCGGATGTTGGGGCATCAAGCCCACCAATAGCTTTACGACGATTACGCACGGTAGCGCTAGCACGTACTGCCTGTCCAACAGCTGTCGATGGTGTTGTTGGAAAGTTCATAATGAGCGTACTGATTGTTCGAATCGTATTTGGTTCAACGTTGTGATTGAGACCGCCACCGTATCGGTAAGCAACTGTCACAATTACATCTGATGCTGAAATTCCAAGTGTTTTGGTGTCTAGTAATTGTTGCGGATTAAGTGTAGTTCTGGAAAATGTCGTCTTTCCATACAACGGTAATGCAAATAACGAAGGATCTGGCAGCGCATCATCTTCAAGCGTATCAGCAGATCCACCGCCAAAGACAAGTGTTGTGCCACGGTCACTAAGTGACACTCTAGTGGTATACCGATACGGAGCCGGCATTAACTGTAACACTGATGGAACTCTATTTGAGTCATAAGCGGTATTTTGGGTAGCTTTGTAGATTACGTCTTCTGCAAGGTTACTAACACCGTAGTAAGTGTTTCCCAATGAGTCAACTACATTGTTAATTGACGTAACATTAGGATTACTCAGAGTAATACGTCGAAAAGGGACAAATCCGCCAAATGAGAAAGTTTCTGATGTCGAAAATCCTGATACCGCAAGACCTTCACCACGCAAGACAAATGTGAGAGGTGCTCCATTGTCGGACGCTTCTCCAATCTGGTATTCAGTTGTAAGATTTCCGTCAGAGTCAACTTTTGTGAAGTCAATATCTTCAACTAGTTCGAAATCGACACCATTTTCAGCTGTACAAACCGTTCCGGCTTCAATAATAGGCAGCCCAGCAGGAAGTGGCCGCATAACGCCATTGATAGTCGAGGCCGGCACTTCAATAAAAAGAGATAGAGAAACTACAGCAGGAGCTGCACCAACAATGTCTACACCAGCTCGACGTAGCTGTCGTTCGATATTTACATTCTCAACAGCTGTTTCTGGATCAAGTTCGCTGAACTGATGGTCCAAATAAAATGACAAAGAGTCACCAATATATGCAGGCATGTCCATCAAAAGCCCACCCATACTGGCTTCTGAAAGATCGACGATCTTATCGCCATAGTATGTTCGTGCGTACTCTACAAGATCTTGACGAAAGGCATCAAATTCTTTGTTTAGATAACGACGCTGACGAACCGATTTTAGCGCTTCACGTTTGGTATCAATAGGCATTTTACTTCCAAGTCCTATGTGTAATGATGCTTACAATGTTGCTAACAGTTACGCCAAATTCTTCTGTCAAGATAGCGCTGTTCACATTAATCCTACAATTATTTCAAGTGATTGCTTAGGACTGTTTATCGAAGGAACATCATACGTCAAAAGATAACATCGTGTTGCTACTTCGGACCTTGAACCACGTGTAGGAATCGGCTTGTCATCTAAGGGCAACATTTCCTCAAGTGAAACATAAGGCATCCACTTGTCGACAGCCCGTTTAATACGGAAAGCTACCTCTTGATCATAATCTTCGCGGGCAAGATGTTCTGCTGAGAGCTCATTTAGATTACCGCCAAAATCATACTGTGCAAGACGCTCTCCCCAATTCGTCATGATCAGGTTTCGTAGATTGTCACGAATCTGATCAAATAACACAGTATGCATCTCAAATAAAGATGTATTCCCATATCGAAGTGGTGTTTTGATACCAATAGGGATGACTGGTTGTTGAGCCTCGGCCTCAGAACGAACCGTAAGAGTGCTCTTACCCATGCTTTTAAAGGAGATCGACGATGCCGTCACAAGGCTAACTACCAACCATCACGCAAGGCCTAATGCTTGACCAACAGTCTTGACGACGAGTCCGGTCCCGATGACTTGACTAATTGCCATGCACAACAGAGCAATGACAGCGTTCTGTATCATCACGATGAACGTCGCAACAAGAAGCTTTGGTAAGATAGTCAGTAGCCCAATCTCCTTAAGAAGGTCTAGAATTAATCCAAATATCAACTGAAGAACGAGGTTGAACAATTCCGGTGGTGAAGGCGTGAGTAACTTCAGTGGATCTACTGATAGTTTTGCAATTAGTTTTGGAAGAAGTGTGATTGGCAACGTGAGAAGCATCTCGAAGAGCTTCGGAAAAATGATAAAGTCAAACTCTGGAATTGGAATAGAAGGCAGACTTGGAATCGAAGGTGTCGGTACAATAGTTGCAATATTGGCAACGAAACTGGGAATGTCCCCAAGTTCTAAATTGAGCGCTTCCAAAGCAGGGATACCATTTGGGAGCGCGACAGCAATCTTTGGCAGGTCCGGAAGCGTTAGTTTGATAGAAATGTTTGGCGGTAAGAATCCTGTGTAATCAAGAATTGGAGGAACTGCAGCATTGCCATTTAGATTCATCACTTTCATTAATGATTCGTACAAATTAGTGATGATAATCTTTTGATATCCGCTCTCTGGATCCCGCAATGAGTCGAACGTAAGAGGTGCGAATGGAGATGGATCAAACCAGAACAGATCGCCCATAGGGTCAGCTGGATTCGTAAGAAGTCTGTCTGGATCAAATAATTTTATGTTTGCCGGGGGCGGAAACGGAATTCCAAGTAAGCTCGAGATCTTGGCGCCTTTTCCATCAGCGTTACCACTCGTGAGTAACGTAATAACTTGTGATGTAAAAGAATCACGCGCTGCTTGCGTAAGCTTTTCATCAGACCCTAACACTCCCACACCAAAAGGACCGAGACATTTATCTGTGTACGCCATGTTACTGTTTGTCCTTAGGAGGTAATGGTCCAATATCCTTGAACAAACACCAAATCAAGACACTATACAAAAATACAGCAACAATCATATCTCCTAAGATCTTGAAGAACATCATTTAGGTTCCTTTTGATATGGATTGCACTTGTAAAAACACTTAACAATGACTATACACCATTATGTTATTTGGAGCATTGGTGACTAAGTCATTAGTACTTTTTTTGCAAATTGCCCATTTGGACCACCCAAACCTACTTGTGCTCCAATGGTCGATGTGATGGGTGGTCCACTCACTTGACCGCCGCCTTTTACAGCCGCAGGTTGACACAGCGGAACCATAGAAGCATCTTCACCGCCTAGTAAAACATAACCCGAAGCAGCTGGGATAGCAATTACGTTTCCATCTTTTAAAAGAAAGCCTGCACATTCTGATTCAGGTGCACCAGCCTCTGGTTGAACAAGGATTTTTGCCGTCTTGCGAGCAATCAAACGAATGTGGTCTGTCTTTACAATAGTGGCTGGTCCAGGTGCATCTTTGCTAGAAAAATTAAGTTCAAAGTTACCGTCCGCATTTGTATTCATAGAAACATACACACGGGATAAATCGAATGCAAAATCTGGATCACCTTCTTCACGATTTTCATCGGCCTTACGTTTGGACCCTTCTTTACGACCAAGAGAATTTTCAATTTCCTTGATCTCAGTCTTTTTATTTTGGCCGCGACCGGCAACAATATCAATCGTGCCGGCTTTCCCTTTCTGATCCTTGGTTGGTTTTTGTTTAACTCGTTTTCCCTTTGGAGTCTGTTCGAATTCTGCTGTACGCCCCGCCCGATCCGTACCAAGAACAATCAGAGTATTATTTGATCCTTGTAATGCCGTATCCCCAGGACGTTTACGGTAACGAGGAACCGATTCATAATCGGTGACCTTAGAAGAATCTGTTTCCTTTAGCAGCTTCTCATAGGCTGATTGGTCTACATTTGATGAGCTTGCGCTTACTCCAGAAGTGACAATCTCTCCATCACGTAAGCGTGTAGGTCCATTATCAAACCCAGGTTTAGCATCTGGTGCTCCTCCGAACTTGTCTGCAGCATCTTTCATTTTTTCTGTTACGTGATGCTTACGATCTGCGTGTGTATGATTGACATCGTCAACGAACCGTGGCTCGGTGATGCGACATAACCAGAAGCCATAATCAATAACTTTTCCTTCTTCGAAAAAGGCCCATACATGTTCGCCAGCCTGCGCAGGTAACATAAGATGCGGCGGAAAGAATGGAAACAAGTAATGAGCACGATCGTGTCCAGAAGAACCATCGCTAAGCATTCTGCCAATGACAGTGTTTGGTGGCATACTAGAAAGAAAGGCTGCCTCTGTAATACCGTATTTTGCTTGTAAATCCTTGATACGGTTCTCATCTAGCTCATGAGGGTCAAAGATTACCTCCTCGACAAGGAAACGTTTGAACCCGCTATTCCCACCCAGGGTTGCCGCGGCCATAGCCATACCACCGATCGTTTGCCCAACACGACCTTCAGCCGCAGTACTTGAGATACTATTTCCAAACGCGTTATTCATCGTTTTTTAACAGCTTTCGGCTCTTCACTAAACATATCATATAGATCTTCGCGTGTTACAGCTTTCTCTTCATTATCTTTCTCAATAGCAGCAGCAACAAGTTCAGCCAACTTAAGAAGTTGATCGTTCGCTTTACTCATGCGCTCCAGATACTTTGCAATATTTGGACCATGTAACGCATGTTGCTGTGCATCTGCAGTTACGAATCCAGCCAAATGCGTGTACATTTGTAATGCAAAGTCACGATCTTGTAATGCGTTTGTATAAACGTCAATCCAAAGAGCCTTGCGTTTGTCCTCCAGTGTACTAATGGATTCAAGAAGGTTTTTAAAATTGGCGATTTTAATGTTGATGTTTTCGTTAACGATGGTACCCACAAGATCTAAGATAATCGTCTCTTATAGATCTAGAATTCCTACTCGTTCTAGACGGTATTTGCGCTTGATAGATTGAAGAGCAGTAGTCAATTGCTTTGATGTAAGCCCTGACAATTCACGCAAATATAATAGAATTCCACTTTTATTTAAAATATCTGGTCCATTTGGACCATTAACAAGTTCGAATAATCGCGAGATTGAATCGATACAAAGAATCTCGTTCGGATTTGTTGTTTCCAACCGTAGTTCGCTAAGCATTGCAATTATTTTCTTGGAAACAAGACCATCCGGTCGGATTTCTTCATCAAATTCGCGTTGAGAGTCCTCGTTGACCTGTGATTCAAAAGGAGCAATCTGTTCTTCGTCATCAATAGACACAAGTCGTCGTGCCTTATTGTTCTTTTGTTTAGTCCGAATTATAAGCCAATTTTTGGCTACGACGTTGAAGTATGAGAAAGCATTAGTTCCACGAGTTGAGTCAAACTTGTGAATGGTCTCAAATAAAAAATGGACGCAGTCATGCTTAAGTTCATCAGGCGTTTCACTTGCTGCCATGAAGCGATGAATATTTACAAGATTATCGACTAATGCAACAAAAGCCGGCATGATACGTTCAACGTATATTTTGTCGCGTGCCTTTTTGTCGTCCGCTAATCCTTGATACTCTACAATTGCAGCTTGCGTGTCTGCATTGAAGTACATGCGAGAAGGATCGGTTTTACCCGGTTTGCGCTTAATCTTTCGACGCGTCTTCTTAGGATCATCAGTCATTGTTTTGTTCACTGTCTTCGTCTTGTTCATTCTTGTTCCAACTTGACACAAGTCGATCTGCCACAATCAGAAGACTATTGTGTACTCGCTTGAGTTCTTTGTGAATTTGTACGACTTTAGGATCATTAGTCGCAAGTGGAGACTGTAGAATTCTACCCACATTCCCATACACTTCGTTTATTTTATCTAATGCTTCCTCGACTGCTTCAACTCCATCAAGTAAAGCATTATCAAGCTTTAAAGCCCGTCGCGTTGCAACAATTGCCCAAATCCCAGTAAGGACAAGAAGAATGCCAAGAACAATAATTTCAATCATCCGCTAATCTTTCTCAGTTTATCTTCGAAAGTTTCGCTCAGTTTTGCAGCAATCGCATCTTGGCTATAGTTTGCTCGGATCTTCACTCCTAACTCTTTAGCCCATTCTCGTGGAATGTTGCTGGATTGACGAAACTTTTTGACACGACGCTTGAAATCCTGTTCAGAAACCTCTGCCCATTTTGAATTAGGCACAAAAATCTTGCCATCAATACGTTCTTTAGGAACGTTTTGTAACGTATAAGGAAGGTCAACATAACGACCCAAACTAAGAAATTCTGTGTGCGCTGACCAGCCTGTTGCAATGACTGGGAGATCACATGCTGCGGCCTCTAAGAGAGGCAATCCAAATCCTTCACCACGAGTTGCACTCACGAGTGCTTTCACGTTAGGGTGCTTATACATTGTGGCCACAGTCGTATCGTCGAGATCGCCATGAATAAGATGAACTTCAGGAAGCGTCTTCGTAACACGCGTTTTTACATCCTTGATGATGTTTTTGAGAACATTTTCGGTATGGTAAGCATCAAAAGTTGTATGCCGACCCTGGTTGGTTTTGAGAAGAATGCCTACATCTTCATCACCGGCAAACTCTTCTAGCAACCACTTCAACGTGTTGTGAAGGTTTTTGCGATCAGCACGCCCATTATCCATCCCTGTCATCTGACCAAAAACAAAGAATGTAAAAACAGGAAGTGGATTGAGAATTGATGTATTTGGTGAGTCACACAATGCATCTGGAAAGCTTTCTGGAATTACCAAGCATTGGCCCGGCTTTGGTGCCCATCCTGCATTTGTGATACTTTTCTTAGCATGTTCCGATGGAAACACGACGTGATCCATTTTCTCGCAAGCTGTGACCCATTCGAGTGATGCGCGGTCAGTCTCAACGGCGGCCGTAATACCAATGTTGAGTTTTGATGCAAGCTTAGGGTTCCACTCATTGGGGAGTTGAAGCTGAAAGCTTACATCCGCTTGACGTGGCGTTGGCTTGCAACGTTTCATTAATTCGCCGCATAACACATCACGATTTACATCTGTGATCCAGGTCGTTATACCCCACGGTAAAGGTTCGCAATACAAATCAATAGAGCCAGCTTTTTCAAGTCGGAGAAGCCATTCACCAATTTGACGCGTATGCGTTCCGTAACCAGACAGTGTAAGGACAGGCCCTCGTAAGATGACAATCGGTTTCATCGAATCACCTTCTTTGTCCAACGTGACCGTCTTTTTTGCCAGTTAGCGATTGTATCTTCAAGTGCAACGTCCCATGTTTTGATCAAAGTTGGAAGATCAAACTGTTCATGTGCATACTTCATCGCTTTGATACCAAGTTCTTTTCGAGCTTCAGGCCCCATTTTATAAAGCTTCCAGTATGCTTCCGCGACACTTTCCACTTTTACCATATCTTCAACGATATAAGGTGTCGCTTGACTGCCAACGAGTTTCTTACACTCAACATCAAGTGCAACGCCGTTCTCACTGCCATCATTAACGTTGACGACCTGTCGCGTGAGTCCACCTGTCTTAATGGCAATGATCGGTTTTGCACACATCATCGCCTCGAGTGTCCCAAGGCCAAATCCTTCTGCGTATGAGATATTGACAACCGTATCAGACATACCGTACAGAATACGCATATCATCAAAATTCAGTTGCTCACGGGAGAACACGACATTGTCATTTAGCTTAAATAAATCAAGTACGTGGAGTAGATTAGGACCTTCAATATCGTTAGGATCTGTATGCATTATAAGAGTTGCTTTTTGGTGACCTTCTTCAGCTTGAAGCTTATCCAAAAACATCTTGAACGCCCACATCACGTCTGCCGGGCGCTTGCGATGTGCATTTCGATTTACCCAAGTAACGACAAAATGATCTTGTCGACCAGGTAACATGGTACTTCGTCGTGTGTATTTCTCGGTCTCACTAATGGGGAAAAATAATTCCTTAGGAAGAGCATGTGGCGCCCAACGCACCTTCTCGTTACCGTAAATTGGTTTCAAGAAATCATATGTTGGCTGGTTAATACACAAGAACATATCAACACAATCATACACATTTCGATTGTAAATTGGGGCTTGCTCGCATTGGTCCCACAAATGGTTGTATACAATTGGACAAACTTGGTGAAACTCATCATGAACCTCAAATAAATTCATGAAGAATCGGGGATCGTTAAAGATGACAACGGCATCTGGCCGCTCAGTTGCAAGCAACTGTCGAAAAAGATTTTTATCACCAAAACCGTCTATAGGTTTGACGATAATATCAGGCGTAACTTGTCGCACCGTGTAGTCGTCGTGCTTAATAGCAGCACCAAGTTGGCAGATTTGATATTTACCAGTATTGGCGAGACCAAGCGCCAAGTATCTCGATTGTGTGCCGACGCCCGAAGTCGACATTAAATTATCGCTGATTAACACGATTTTTTTCTTGTTCAAGACTGCTTTAGCTCCGACTTGCTAGATTCTAGCACTACGACTGAGTTTTGTTTCCAATCTGATTCCTAATGATGACAACATGATATCCAGTAATTTCTTCTAATATTCATGGACAATAAGTTGTTGATCGATACTCACACCATTTGCAATTCTTGTCGCTCTTATTTTTTAGAGCCATACCGTTCTTGATGCTGTGTACAAAATTGTTAAGAACCGTAAGTGTGCGCTTTGAAGTTACATCACCAACTGATACCGGAATAAGGTTACACAACTTGCCTGGTTTTGCTGACTTCACTGCGACAATGTAACCGCACTTGATGCGGGAAAGCGGAATACCATGTTTCGCTGCCCAGAAGTTCTTATACAGCACAAGCTGATACGTGACTTTAGGGTCCATTAACTTGTCTTTTCCCCAAGGACGACTGGCAGTTTTCCAATCGATTACCCAGAATGCTGTGCCATGTTTCTTATCAGGCACCTCAATGATAAGGTCTATAAATCCTTTGAAACTGACATTACTGTGCTGTGCCACGTCTAGCGCAATGGCTTCATAAAGGTCTTCCTCAGCCTTTTTAAGTTTCCATCCCGGAAACTTCAAGTTCAGAAATTCAAGAGCCTCGACAGACATGAGAATGGCGCGCTCCATGTTTGCGTCTATATCAAACTTTGCTTTTTCGTCTTCATCAGAAACTACTGCAAGCTCCTTTACCATCTTTTCTCGGATTTTGTTTCGATCAGGCTCTACATTTTGAACACGAGCTTCGATGGCACTATGGAATGCTTTGCCAATGATCGTTGCGGTACTGTGCCGATTAAGATCAATTTTTTCTATGTGTTTTAGCTTATGTCTCCAAGAGCATTGCATCCAATCCTGGAGTTCCGAATAAGATACATGTGACTTTCCAGTAGGGAGCAAAAACTGAATTTCATTTTTGGGTTGGTTTTCCAATGTTACCTTGCTTCTGTTTTGGGTTATGTGTTGACGAATGATGTTCGCTTGATTAATTTGATATAAACGTCTTGTATTTTCACACATAAAATGGTGTGTTTTTATTGCGTCAAAACTCACAGGTTGAATCTAACGCTCTGTCTAAAATGACGGATAGGTATGTGTATGATTACTCGCCGGCAATTTGAGTCTCTCGTCGAAAATATCTTATTACGACTCAAAGAGACTTCGACCGTTGGTACTACGCCAACTGTAAAAGCTACAGACAAGTATCGTTATGGTGCCGATGGTAAAGCACGAGAACTTCCTGACGATAAAGTTGATGCGAATGCCAAAACACAGATGCCACCAACTATGGCACCACCAACAGTCCCAGCTCCCAAAAGTAGCACACAACAACAGGCTGACAAAGAGTTGTCAACGATGAACACGCGCAACCCAAAGGCTGCGCCACCAAGCCAAAAAACGATCAAAGTAAACGCGATCAAGAAAGAACTTGACAAGTCCGGCTTTACTAGCACACCCGAAGGGGCCAAATTCGTCACAGCGAATCTCAACAATTGGTACGATCAACTTGATCCTTCAGATGCATTGGTGTCTACGGCCGATCAGCTTGCTCAACGTTTCACTAACAATGATTGACAATCTACGTGAGCTCGTGAGAGCTGTGCTGCTTGAGGACTTATCCAAATTAAAAAATTGGGCTCTTCAGAGTTATAACCCAATTGAGCGCGAGTTAGCTAAACTTGATATTATACCAGTTGGTCGTGGTGACCGTGGCGATTCACAGCTTGGAGCTGGCTTGTTCAACACTGTTCACGAGGTCATGTATAAGGGAAAACGAGCAGCCGCACGTTATTCTGTCAGACGCGAAGAGTTAGAGAATCTCTTAATGTTTCTAACTTATCGCGATCGATTACCAAGTCAATATCGTAAGCATTTCCCAAAACTGTACACAACCTTTGATTTCAAGATTCATGGTATTCCATACTATGGTGCAGTCGTCGAACTCTTAGAACCTATGCCAGCAGCTTTAGAGTTTGATATTGATATCATGTCTCTTAACAATAATTTACAGAGATCACGTGTAAATATTGTCAGTCAATCAAGCGTTATCAAGAAGTTGTTACCTAAGAACACATCACCGGAAGTGACTAAGCAACTACTTGCTTTCTTTCAAAAAGAACTCAAACCAACACTTAATCGATTGATCGGACAACCGCTAACAGTCGTCGATGATGAGCTTGTCGCGTTGGCTGACTCTCAAAACGAAGAAGTATACAATAAATTCATTTATGCTGTTTTTAGGGCTTTACGTGACGAAGTAATTCCGTCTGGAGCCGATAGTCGTTCGGCTGATGCTTTGGCTCCGCAACATCCTTCGAAAGCTGTACGAGATTTCTACAAGTTCATCAATGCGTTAAAGGCTGAAAAACTGCAAGTTGAAGATTTACATACAGGAAATTTTATGATTCGACCTGGAACAGGTGATTTTGTAGTAGTTGATCCCGGCTTATTCAAGCCAAGCGAATCGATCGAATACGAACCATTCTAATCAACCAATCCAGGCTTCTTTTACCTGATCATTCTCGATAACAATGCAAAGACGATTTGTCTGAACATTGTCTGGCATTCCTAAGATTGTCTCACCATTTGCACTGATTAGGCGAAAGATAAGGTTATCCGCCTCCGCAAGATTTTGTGCACGTCGCTTTCCGAGTCCAATGTAACGATTGGTATCGATCATACCCCAGAAGGTAGCTGGGGCTCGTCACTTGACTCTAAATTGTCCCTCAGCCAGCTAGCAAATGTATTGTTACAGAGGGCTTTGCGACACATCTGTATGTGGTTCACAACGTCCGAGCCACTCCAACCTGTGAGCAAATAGAGAGCCATTGCTGTGACCATTCCAGAACGGTTGAGACCGGCCATACATGTGACCAACACAGTCTTGCCATTCTTCACGTGTTGGGCTACTTGTTCAGCCGCCGTCTTCCACGCTGGGAGATAATGTTTCATACGCTCTGGTCGTAAGTCATCATCACCAGGTGCCAAGATGACATGCATTCCATGATAAAGTTCTTCATATTGGTTTTCCTTAGCACATAACACAAGGATATCAAATCCACATTTAGCTAGCTGATCTCCGAACGGAGGCCAGGCCCCTTGATAGAGGCCATTGGCCACCTTGTTAATGTCCAGAGCTCCTAAATTAATAATAGACATACACTCAATCTAGCGGCAAGCTAAGGGAATACCGCCACAGATTCTTGTGAGAGTCTCATCAGGTTCCAAGACCACACATGTTAAAGTGTCATCAAAATCAGGCTCTCTAAACGTTGAAATGGCGTAATTACCATTCTTCGTTGCGTTGATTTGATTCACACGTTCGAGAAATGAGTGAAGAGCTGTTTCATTCGATACTGCCAAACATACAACAGTATTTGAAGTGCGCTCCCATTCAACAAACTTGGCATAATGATCACGTGCAAAAGATGCCATTCCGTGTACAAGTTGTGCTGCTTGAGAACCATAACGCAAGTCTGCCCGCGTGACAAGATACAGCTTGCTCATTGAATACCTCCCAAATACATGTCCTTATACGCAACAAGCCACTTGCGAGCTTGTTTTGCCTCTTCAATCCATCGCGATACATGTTTCTCCCAATCTTCCTTTGACCATTTGGACGCTGGATTATAAATTGGTTGATAGCTGGCGAGTCGTTCGATTGCCTCGTTGATAGAGGCATTTCCTTTAAACGCAGCGTCGATCTTGTAAGCAGAATGCTTATCGAGTCCATCGATAGTATCGATGTTAAGCATGTACTCAGCATGACATTTTAAACAACTACAAGGAAGACATGTGCAGTCCCCAAAATGTTTGTCAAGTAAGCTTTTTTCATATTCGACTACGCGCTCACTCAGCCATTGGTTAAGTGTTTTGTTTTTACGTTTTATACCGTCAAGACTATAATTGACGTCTAATGTCTGTAATGCTGCTGCTATTCTGTTCTCAAGAGTAGACTCTGTGTGTCGTTTCAGATCAAGTTCGAGACTCACTGCCACGATTTTATTTTCCAAATACTCTGTCTTGAGTCGTTCATGCAGGAGAAGTCTATCAGACTCATTGAGTTCGACCCGGGTTTCAAGCGGATTTGTTGCCCATATGATTCTCATTTTGTCACCTCATCCGCAATCTTCTTAATGCGTGGCTCTTTTTTAAGCCACACAATCAATGTTTTCACGTGTTTATACACCTCACGTGGTAGAGATCGAAACTTATCAGGCTCTTTTGCTGGCGGTGGGTGCGCTTCAAAGGCACCAAGCTCCCATAATTTATATGCAACCCAATAAATTGGCGGATTGTCATTTGAACACTTTTCCATCCGAGAATATGCAATTCCGCGAATGAGTCCATAAGTCAAATGCACAGCTCGACTCCATGTTTTCCATGGGCCAAACATCTCAGTCATTTTTTTAAACGCAACAATCTTCTTTATCTTCTTCATGATCATTCTCCTTTTTTAACATCAAGTCATTCAAAACTGAATGACAGAGGAGGACCACGAGGGCGATTGCTATAGCGATAGCGAGTTTGAGTAATTCATGATGTTCATTTTAGATAGTAGGTTGTTTGCGTCTCAGACAGGACTCGAACCTGTACCCATCAGTTCTATCGGCTGATAACTCTCCCTTTGAGCTACTGAGACAAAACTTCGCTGTATAAATAGTCATTTTGTTGGATTACTAATACTCGAAGTTGCGGTTGCTGACATACAGCATAAGTGAACAAATCTGGTTCTATAAATCAGACAGTGACGATTTATTTTTTGGTGACTGCTCGACCTATGAGAAGTTCCCAGTCACGCTCAGGTCGAACCTCCAGATTCTTTGACCAAGCTGCAGACATTACCTTTGGATCAACACCAAGTTTTCTCGCGACACTCATTAAAGCATTTATGTCTTTTGGGAAGCAGCTCAAACCAAAACCTCGATGACCATCAGGTCCCGGTACAGTCCATCCGTAGTTTCCAAGACGCTCATCAAATTTCGAGTATTCGATTACCTTGTCGTAATCAATATTAAGCCCAGATGCATCCAGCGCTTCGCATATTTGAGCAAGCTCATTTGCAAATGCAATCTTGGTTGCAAGAAAACAATTAGTTGTGTATTTTACACACTCAGCAGTCGTGCTACTTGTCTTGATAATTGGTACCTTTGGGAAGGCTGCTTGAAAAATAGCCTTCACTTTGTTAATATGTGGTCGTGGCCCGCCAAGCACAATGCGATTTTGATTCCGCATGTCATCAAGCGCATTGGCCTCTGTGAGAAATTCGGGGCAAAACACAACTCGTAGACCGCTGCTCTCAAATTCTTTGTTCCAGCGTTCTGTGCTGCCTGGCGGGACCGTTGACTTTACGACCGCAATACGCTCACCTGGTTGCGTGGCTAATTCAGTGAGCACACTCTCGACGATGCTGAGGTCAGCTGAACCGTCCTCATGCATTGGAGTTGGTACGCACACAAAGTAAATGCCAGAAAAGTTTGTTATGGATTCACACGCATTTACCAGTTCGTTAACTGAGTTAGGAAAACGTGAATCGCAGCTTGATGCTTTTACACATGGTGTAGCATTAGTCACGTACTTTCCTGTTTTGTCATACGCATAAACATCGAAGCCGCGCTCGCTCATCACAGTTGTCAACGAACCGCCAACAAAGCCATTTCCAATACATGCCACACTTTTCTTCATTTATTTTCCTCAGTAAACGGCCACCACGAAGGTGGATTGGCTCTTGGTGCCCAACGTGCAAACCGTTTCTTACTGCCAATATAGTAAGCCCGATACGTCTCAACAGGATTTTCACGCCAGTATTCAGGGTCTTTCACAGCAACAACAAACGGAGTTTGTCCAATATCAGGAATATTGGGCAAATTACTTGCTAACCACTCCAAAATGGCTTGCGTTTTATGTATCTTACTGTAACGCGCTGTGTATTCGGAACATAAAGCTAGCCCGTGTTGTACTAACCAAGTGTAATTGGCTAGACTAGTACGAGTCCATTTCGAACACGGATGGTTGAGGTGTGTATGTTTATATGGAGCAACTTCGGGTGGGTGAGCTGCTGAAAGCAATTGTGCTGTCTCTAAAATCATTTTGACAACATGGGAGTTACATTGTGCCTTTGCTGCTTCAATCGGTTCATTTGACAATACAAAAATGTTCATCGTTTATTTTCAAAATTGAATGACATATTAGATGAACACTCACTTATACCACACTCTTTTATTATTAAGAGTGCCATCAAAATAAGCTTCTACATGTGCATCAACAGTTTGTTCCACATATTCACCAACTGCTTCATGACTCATGAGAGGTCGAAGAGATGCTGCTTTTTGTCCAATATTGTCTATGATACTCGGATCCTTCAAAAGTCTATCAATCGTTGATTCTAACGTTTTGTAGTCATAATCCTGACCGAGTGACACGTAATGCTCATTCTCTACTAGTGGCCAGCAACAATTATTCTGTTCTAATGCAACCACACACTTGCCTAATATCATAAACTCATAAAATTTTCGACTAGAGACCGAGATGCCTGGAAAATCCAGACAAATCTTGGTTCGATTTACCATTGAGTAGTACTGATCGGCAGGAAGGAGTCCATCAATCGCAACAATGTTAAGATCTTTACGAAGTTCCTTGATCTCAAGGAGCTTCGCGTAGCCAATTTTTCGATTTGTAGGCCAATGTTGGTTCATGTCACGGTGTTTAGGCCAACAATATGGATAGTTGCGATCATGAACCTTACCACCGACAAATAAAACATCGATGTCCTTCGTTACAGGTTTCATCTCGTCGGCAATCTTGAAAATTTTCTTCGGGAAGTTTGTCATCAAGGCAAACGGATACACGTCTGTTTTGAACGGATAAAACTCACGATGCTCTGAGTGTTTTGCGTGACTAATTTTAAAAACGAGATAGTCTTGAATGTTGTTTCGCTCCAAGAGCTGTTGGAATCGTGGCCAATTGATTTTACAGTCAGCCATTGTAATACCAGAACCGTCATCACCGTCAAAAATAACCAAAAAGTTCTTTCCTCTTCGTTCATAAACAAAACCGGAAAGATTGCTTCCTAGGTGTCCTGGCGTTAGTTGATTATCAACAACTTCACCGTTGGCATTTTTCGCATAGAAACAATTTAAGAAGTGAACAAGGTGGTCACGCTGATCAATGCCGTAGCGAAGAATATGTCCTTTCATTTTCGCTCCAAAATAAGAAAGCGTTGATGAGTCTTTCCACTATCAAATTCACCATCTTCAAGAGCAAGAAAATTAACTTGACATCGTTCAGCTATTTGTTTCGTGTTGGGTTGTCTAATATGACCCATTGGCTCAGGAACAGTTTGAGTGAGTGCGTGAACTGGAAAGGTAAACAACACCTTTCCACCGGGTTTTACAATTGTCGCTAAACCTGAAAGGATGTTCTTTTCACTTTCATCATCAACATGTTCAAGCACTTCAGTGCATGTAATTGCATTGAAAGAGTGTCCTGCATACACATTATCAAGCCTATCAAATCTTGCATCGTAATGTTCAACGTCTAGACCGTATAGTGTCAAAAGCTTTGTGAAACATGGAAGCATGTCACAAGTCTCCACTTTCATATCAGACAGACGTTCTCTAAAGATGAGAACACCGTGATGTCCGTGAGCAGGAGCAACGTCAAGTAAGGTGCCAGATGCGATATTATATTTTGCAAAAAAGTTTTTAAGTGCCCACTCAGGACGATTGAATTTTTTGCCTTCACGAGTCCAAGCATGATTTGCAAATGAAGCGTATGCCCACAAACAAAGCTCATCACGTTTATCTGATGATAACGCTTGATATTTTGTCTTGAATACAAGAAACTCGCGCTTTTGTTGTTCAGAAGCAATTATATTTTGCTTCTCAAACGCATGTAGGATCTCATCGCTATATGGCACAGAACGTCTTGGATATCCCCATGCAACGAGCCCAGATATAAGTTCAGAGCAATCAAGATCAATCAGGGTTTGGTATACGTTGTTCATCACAGTATGCTCATCGGAAGATGTTTTTATCGACGCACTCGTGACTGTCATAGAATTGGACAAGACGACCTCCACGGGCTTCACAAGTCGATCTAAGCTTAGCGATTTGATTATCTTTTATAAGCGCAACGGCAAAGATCGTGAAAAAACAAAAAAAGACAATCAAATAAACATATTTCATCGCAATACATCTTCAAACATCTGACGATACGGTTCAATCCCTTTATCGAGCTTCATATGTTCGACATTTGGAATAGTTGGAATTGCTTCTGATACGTCATCTCTAATCGCTTTTGATGGCAAAACCTGTTCTGCAATGCCGACTGGTCTCGACACAACCGGAACATCAAGCAGTCCACATTCGATGAGTGCTTGCGGGCCACCTTCGTGACGTGCGGTGACTGGATATAAGTCAAGTGTCTGATACAATTCGTTGAGTGTCTCCTGTGGAGGGCGCTCAAAGTATGTGTACTTTGCACCGACGGCATCAAGACGACTCATCAAGTACTGACGGCGCCAACCACCCAAAACAATGTGAGTGTTCGCGCTAGCGTACCACATTTTGATGAGAAAATCCGCGAGCAAGTCGGGGCCTTTCTCCAACTTCGGAGACTTGAGATCATGTCCCTCTGTATCTCGTTGAAATGAACCAACGAGATAAGCATTTTCCGGTAAACCATACTTCTTGCGAAGTTCAGCTTTGTTAAGCTCGCTCTTCTTCCATCGCGACGGGTTCGCCCAATATGGAATAAGTCGAATTTCCTTTTTCGTGAGTGGTCGAATAAAATCGTATGTGCGCGTGTTATAGACGTGGTACATGTTCGTATACGCATCGCGCGAGGCAAAATCCATTCGTGCCACCTTGTCAAATTTCTCAGGGACAATGTGATGCACGGTAGTGACAACCTTTTTTGAATTAAGGTCTTGTGGTCCGAGCAAGCGCCATCTCCAATCTGAGATCAGCCAAATTAAATCGGCTTCTTTAGGATTGAGGACAGCGATGTCTTTGCATGTAAAGTTGAAGTCATCAACAAGTTGGTCGACGATCCAGTCTTCGGCAGCAGGAAGAGCATAAACTTTCATGTCAAAAGGATAATAGTTTGACTCGAAGTTCTTCAACCAGATATGATTAAGTTTTTGATATCACTCTAAAAGTATATTTTTATTCACATATTCATGTGTGTTTATCTGCTACTCGTCCTTTCACGCGTTGAACGCGAAGCTCATCAATCGTTTTATCGTCAGGATCATCAGGGCGCTTCTTATACTTTGTCGATGTATACTCAACGATATCATTTTCCGTCATAGGAGTGTAATAATACACAGCAAGTGATTTCCGCGTCATACCCGGAGGTGCTATGAGTGGATCAGGGTGACCATGGTTTGATTGCATGTCAGTGCGAAAGATGACCACACGGTTGAATATCGGGAGAATCTTCTTCTCGCATCGTGTCATATCCGCATTCCACAATTGCAGGTGACCACCGTATGACTCATCCCAATTTTCATTGAGATAAATGATCATGTTTAACTTACGCAAGGCTTGCATGTCGAGGTTGACATTGAAGTCCTCGTGTACGTCAAGTTTGCCACCTGGAGCAATCTGATGAAGGCCGCCGCCACGTAAGGAAAGATCGGGAATAAGACCATCTAACTCGGCTAATCTGCCTAACTGGGCAACAACTTCAGACGAGTTAGCCTCATCAAAGAATTCACGAAAGACTCCATCGAGCTGGGACAAGTCATTTAGAGCGAACTTGCGCTCGAGCGGATTGTCATAGTGCCACCATGACTTGTCTTCAATTTTTGGGTAACGACTCAAAAGATCACGTAATGCTGTTTCATCTAACGCATTGTCAATAACAACGTGTGGGAAAGGACTAGCCTTAGCAAACACGTGTCGTATCATGACAGTATCAAACCGTTTAGTAAAAAACTTCATTTAGTTAATCTTTTGATAAACTTGAGTGTATCTCCAAGTGAGCTCACGGTCCCACTATCTTTGAAATCCACTCATATGTCAGTGCTAGACCATCATTCAACTTCATTGTTGGACGCCACCCAAGCACCTGTTCAATGAGCAGATTATCAGAGCAACGACCACGTACACCTTGAGGACCAGGCACATGCTTAAGCTTAATGCCTTGTTTGCCAGATATATTGATAACCAGTTCAGCGAGTCGGTTGATTGTTACCATCTCATCAGAACCAATGTTAATGGGAAGGTAGTAGTCAGATTGCATCAGTCGACGCACTCCCTCGATACACTCGTCAATGTATAGAAAACTTCGTGTTTGTTTACCATCACCCCAAATTTCAATCTCGCTAAGATTCTTAGCAAGTGCAACTTTACGACAGATAGCAGCAGGGGCCTTCTCGCGACCTCCAGTGTATGTCCCAAGTGGTCCAAAAATGTTATGAAACCTAGCAATGCGACAGTCAATTTTCTTGTTCTTGCGATATGACAGGTATAATCGTTCGCTGAATAGCTTCTCCCATCCGTACTCACTGTCGGGTGCTGCCGGGTACGCTGAGTCTTCGGTGCACACCGGATTATTTGGGTCAAGCTGGTTACGCTCGGGATAAATGCAAGCAGAGGAAGAATAGAAAACGCGCGGCTTGAAGGCCTGGGAGGCGATTGCATTTAGGATGTTAAGATTGATCAATGCGGAGTTGTGCATGATATCTGCGTCATTCTCGCCAGTGAATACGAAGCCGGCTCCGCCCATGTCTGCCGCCATTTGCGCAACTTCGTCAAAACCCATTTTAATGATGTCATGAACGAGCTTCGGATCTCGCAAGTCACCTCGAACAAAAGTTTCTCCGAAGTAGATCTCGCGAAACTCGGGCTGCTTCAGATCAACGTTGACTACATCGTAGCCTTCGCTGATTAGTCGCTTGACAAGATGACTGCCAATAAACCCGCTTCCACCACAAACCAACGCTCGCTTCTTCATTTGACCCGTCAGATCTTACTGTGTTTGAGAAGGTTACAGACCGCCAGATAAAGATGTCTTGTACTTTTCAATCAATTTACGCTAGGTCATACCTTGTTTGTGAGCAACTCATAAGAGTACAATCATTTCAGAAGTTCAACACAACGTCTTTCATCGCTTCTTCAGCAAATATGCGGCTTCTACAAGCACGCGTTCCTTGGTCTTCTCATAGCACCAGTGATCGAAGAAATGGTACCCTGGCATCACTTGCAGCTTCTCCTGGTGGAAGAAGTAGTTGACAGCAACCTGATCTGAGGTATTGTACACCTTTGCAACAACACCTGGCTTGTCAGGGAAGCGGTGAACAGGCGAGATGTCGACGGCAATCAGCTTCTCACAATACTCAACAATCTTTCGTGCGCCAATATGTTGCGTCCTTGGCACACCTAGTACACCTGTGTTATAGATGTGAAAGTCATCTGTCCCAAGTCCCTTGCGTGCAGCATAGCTCTCACCCCAATAGTCACGTCCCTTAGAACATAGTCTTTCATGCTTCCATGCCCACGTTACACCTGATTCCATTCCGCGCAGCATCATATCAATATTCCCACGGCACGTCAAATCATTATCTAACTTAAGTGCATCTTCGTCGCCGCAATAATGCATCTCGGCTACTTGTATCAACGGCCAGAAGCAATATGAGTGTTGTGTCCATTCTTGGATTTTTGTTGTGTGATCGATGATGTTGAGATTGTTTGTTGATACGGCGTAGGCATCAATCTTTTGCGCCAGCAGGTCAGGATCGTCGGTATACACCGTGTAGAGCAGGTGTGGATTCTTGTCAAGAAACGTCGCGATTGACGCCGCCGAGTATGCGAAGATGTAGTCCTTGTTCTTGTACGCTTCATCAGCCCAGTGACGACCACTGGCCTGCATTTTTGCAATCTGGTAATCAAAAACAAGGCTGTAAATCTTGGTCATCGCTCCCTCACATAAAAAGCGTCACCATATTCATATTTGTTGATATTCTTGACTGTCATCACGAAACCACGAGATACAAGATAAGCGTCAAGTTCTTTGAGCAGTGCGCCACCTTTATAGAGCTCAGCCTCATTTACTTCGACAACAATATAATCAATATCATTAATAAAATTACCCATACCTTTGATAACATGAAGCTCAGCGCCTTGAACGTCAACGTTCAGGAAGTTATACAGTGAAACATCAAAGGATGTCTCTTTGACAAAGGTGTCAAAGCGCTTCATTGGAAGCACAATCTGTTTTGTCACCGTGATATGTGGATGGTGTTCAGCATGTTTACCGAGCGGAAGAAAAGAAGATGAGCCATTGTTTCCGTTAACGCCGGGTTTGCTTGTGATATTGAATTGGACAACAGACTGATCAACGTCACCAAGAAGCAGATTGTGTGTCGTGTGCCCTTTATATGGAAGAACATTAGCAACAAGCTTAGCGTACGTGATTGGATCAGCCTCGAACCACGCTACAGGATTAATGCCATACACCTTATAAATGTCACGTTCACAGCCAACATAAGCACCAATATGGATACATC